GAATGTAGATCATACAATTCAATTCTGCTATGATCCTTAATTTTAGGGTTACAATCTTCTGCGTATACATGCAACTTAATTTCTGAAGGCCAATTATCAATAAAACTATCAATCATACGTTGTCCGTACTGTTGTAAGCCTTTTGCGTGGAATGTTGTTACTACACTTATTGTCATTGGAAAAATTCTCCGTTTTTCATACAGGTCCAAACATGAAATGTTCCTGTTGTCATTTTACAATTATATTTGTGCCTATACAAATTGGCACTTTGGTTTCTATCAATAGGCTCTTCTCCTGCTATGAATACATCAGGTGAAGGGTTTGCTAAAATAGCGCCTAAGTGGTCTAAAACTTTTACTAATTCTCTATCTATAAACACAGTAGTGATTGTTGACAGTGAGCAATCTTTTAATTTTGCTTTGTATACTACATTAGATCGTCTTACTCTAGGTGCTCCTTTGTCATATACAAAAACAGTGTCAAATAAATCAAATAATTCGTCAAATGCACCCATGCCTGTGCCGATTACTAAGCAATCAACAAACGGTCTTTTAAAAGCACATTTTTGAATACGTTTCGCAGCCTTGTTCACACTATCTTCCTTGTTGCAACGGAATTACTTTACCACTTTTACCACTTAATTTTTCATAAGGTCCTGGTCCTAAGTATCTACCCATAAATTTACTTGCTGGCGCCATAGGTCCTGTTTTTGGTGCATAAATTAACACTCTTTTTGACTTCATGTATATTTGGTCGTAACCTCTATCTTCTAAAAACTTACAAATAACGTCAACATCATTATTAATTTCAAATGCTACCCACGGTTGCTGCTCTTCAATAACTTTTTCCATTCCTAAAACTGCCGGTAATTCGTATCCTTGCACATCAATTTTAATTAATGAAATATTCTTGATACCTTCATCGTCTAATTTTACAACATCAACATAATAAAACGCATCAGACTCCCACATTGCAATTTTACTATCACCGCAGTTTTTAATCCCGTCATGAAACTGTACAGTTACAGCTTTATCGCCTAATGCTTTACGTCTAATGTTAATGGTATCATACTCACCTAAGTTTTTTACTAGGCATTCGTGAACTCTTTCACTAGGCTCATAAGAAACTACTTTTCTAAAATGTTTTTTCATATCCATTGACCAAAGTCCTACGTTGGCACCAACATCAACAAATATTCCTTTGATCGGAATGGCTGCTAAAATAGCATCTCTAATTTTTCTTTCGTAATTAGGATTATACATATCAGTATCTTCTTGAATATGTCTAGTCATCTTTACTTCGTTGTCTGGCATATGCCATCCATTGTCTAATTTAATCATATGTATCTCCTAAAGTGTTTCCATGCCTCTCCTGAGGCTAGTTCTTGAAAGTTCCAATGGCACATTGCCAACTTTTCTATCCATTCCTGCCTATCAAAAAGTTTTGGATCATTTAATCTTTTAATTTTTGTATTTGCTACTTCGTGACTCTGACTGTGTTCTGGACTAGGATCAGTTAAGAATACCGGAACTCCTTCAATTGCACTAATAACACTAGGACTACTATTATATAGCACAGTTGCCCATGCGTTCTTTAAATCTTGTAGAATACTAGGTGAATTGCTTACAAATACATCTTTATGTTGCGGAAAGTATCTTGTCTTTTTATCGCCTGGATGTCCTCTAACTAATATTGGTCTATCAGTTATGTTTCTAATAGTTGCAATAGTATCGTTCGCCCATTGTACACTATTATACCCACGCATACTCCAACCGCCGTTGCGTTGCAAACATACTAGAATATGATTACCTTCAGTTCTCCAAGGTTTCATTTGAATATTTAATCTGCTACTAATTTTTTGCCAGCGAGTAGGATCAACATCTGTATCAAAATAAAATCCTGTAGTGGGAAATACTCCATCGTAACTATATCGTAAATAACGATTTGTATTTCCTTGATCGTATGCTAAAAATAAATTACTGTCAACTATTAAAGATCGTTTACCTGGTTGCTGTTGTTGTTCTACTGCATTTTTTCTTAAAACAAGATGAGGTGCATTTTTTCCGTGTTCGTGTACAAACCCTTGTATCAATGCAACATCAGCATGTGGAATTGTACTTAACTGTCGATGGTCAATAGCATTATCACCAGATGCCTTAACACCTGCTAGAAAGTTATCTAAGATTAGTGGCTTTTCTGGATTGTTATTATGTGGCGGAATGCCAGCATAGTATGCTACTGCTGTTAACGTCATGGAAGTCTCTTTACAACTGACGCTGCTTTTCCGTTAAGTAGTTCTTCTTTTGTAAATTGAGAATAGCTTAACATACATAACCAAGATCCAATATTATCACGATAAAGGTTGTTAATATCTGATAATTTATTGCGTGTTACTGGGTTTGTTATGTGTGTATCTAGCGTTATAGCTGGAACTCCGGCCCATATAGCTTCTGTTGCTGCGTTACTATTAATGTTTACTAAGCAGTAATAATCGTCATTTAACAATTCTTTATGTAGGTCAGTTCTTTTCTTTTTAGGTGCCTTAGATCTAAATCTAATGCGCTTGTCAGTATACTTACGTAACTCTTTTGCTACATCATACTTCCAAGTTTTTAGATCTACGTGCATAATACTTGCTGCAAACGGTCCAGGTTCAATTACGTAAATAATTTCTCCGTCTTTCCTCCAAGGTCTAGGAAACTTTTTAAAATTACCTAATCTGTCTGCAGGTGCATCAAAAGACTTGCCGTAGTGTAAATGACTACGCACTAGTCTATGCCATTTTTTATTTGATTCGAGGAAGTTTGTATAACCGCTATCAATAAACCAAAAAGGATAGTTGTTATCAATTTTTGTAACAAGCAGATCTTCATTACCAACTGTGTTTCTAATTAGACAATCATCAGTAAACGAAGTAAACTCTTTTCTTCTAATAAATTCGTTGTTTGCACCGGCACCAAGATGTGCGCCAGTACCTTTTACAAAGTTTTTATATTCAGCAACTTTATATTTTGCAAAGATTTCGTCGATGCCAAATGCATCAATAAAATATTCAATGTTATTATGTATTGCGTGAAAATAGTTATCACGTATTCCGCCTTTGTTTTTGTTAACTACATCAACCCATTCATCTAAATCTCTGCGTACAGCTTTAAGAAGTTTATCTCTAAATTTCTTCTTTTCATCTGGTTCCAGTTTGCGATTTGGTTCTTTCCATTTAGCTTTTTTACTAAGATGGTCTTGAATATAAGTTGCACAGTATCTGTCTTGCATATTAAATTTGAATAACTCTTCAGGCACTGGCACTAACGACAGTAAAAAGTTTGCAATTTCTTTATCGTTCATCAGCAATTTCATTAGCTGTATTTCTCCACTAAGTTGTATGCAGCACCAGACTCAACTTCATCAAATGTAAACTGTCCATACGCAAGGCTATGACAGTGCTGTTGTATTTTATCCAATTCAGGATAGTAAGGACTACTAAGCTGACTTAGGTCCGTTGACGCTAAAGGTGTAGCTGCGCAAGGCGATGTAACAAATGCTGGAATACCGTATAGAACAGATTCAAGTGCAGCCATGCTATTCATTGTTACTGTAGCATACACTCCAGAATTAAAAGCATCGTAAATTGAGTATTCAAAGTTACGTGCTGTACGTGAACCTTTAATTCTTACTTCAATTGGTAAATCAATATGTTGTTTAATCTGTTTTGTAGTTTGTTTGACCCATTTGTTATAGTCAACATTATACCATGCACATGCTTTAGGATTAGGCATTACTAATAGAATCTTTTTATCGTGATTCTTCCAGCCTGACCATTGAATTCTTGGATCATCTTTAACAAGGTTGTTCCATCTATCTTGTGGCAAATTTGGTCTAAACGTAGATAGTTGATTTTCATTTTTAACAATCCTGTGCCACTTCTTATTGCCTTTTTTATTTCCTGTACTAGGAAAATTACCAAAGTAACCTGTGTCAATGTACCAATAGTCTCTATTATTTTTTACACAGTTGTCAGCATGTTGTTTTTTAATTACACCTCTAATAACCATAGGTTTGGATAAGTTAGAAGACTCAACTGTTAGTTTGTCTCCAGATCCCTTAACTAAGATTTCTTCAGGGCTTAGTGTCATTATCTCATCATGTCCTGTAATTCAGCTTTCCACTCTTTATGGTATTCGCATGTACGATAGTTTTCAAACCACGGGCCACCTTCCGTGTAATGTATTAGTTTTGGTGTGCCGTCTGTTGGCTCTTGGTAGTGTCCTACTAACCAATTCCATTCGGGCGAGATTTCACCAATTAAGTCATCACTTGCTAACCAACTAAAGCGATGCAAGTATGCACCGTTAATTTCTGGTTCGTTAACTAAATCCATAGTCAATGCTTTGTTAGCAGGATGGCCGCAATTAAACAACATAACACTTGACCAGTTTTTACGTGGATACACTGTTTGTTTCTGTCCGTCCATTTTAATACCTTCTTTAGGTGCATAGTCGTGATGTACACACATAATAGCATACTTGTCGTCTGCTTGATCAAACAGTTCTTTAATATCTGTAGTAAGCAACATATCACAATCCATAAATACTGCCCAGCCATTAAAGTTACTAAGCTCTGGTACTAGGAAGCGAGTAAAAGTAAACTCAGTACTTGCTAGTTTATCGTTGCCTCTTGTATACCAGCCTTGACTTCTAAGTTCAGACTGTTTTAGTGGTTTAACTATTGCTGTAGGGCTATGACGTTCAATGCTATGCTTACAAACTTGATAAGCTATATCTTCTTTAGTGTCGTATCCTACGAATACTTTTAAGTCCATGTTTCCTCCAAATATGCTTTAGCTTTGCCAGTCCTTAATTCACTATCGTGAAACTGACCGTGTGCTAAATGACATCCCCATGCCCAAAGTACGTCTTGAGTTGGGTAATGCGGTGTTTCAATTTTTGTTAAATCGTTTGATCCAACAGGTAGTGCTGCACTAACAGGTGCTAGTGTAAATACTGGTATTCCTTGGAAAACAGACTCAACTGCTGCATTAGAATTAAATGTAACTAATGCAAATACATCATCAGCTAATGCTTGTTCAAGCGTATTACTCACCATTCTATCTGCACGTTGTTTAGATCGTTGTCTAATTTCTATAGGTCTATCAGTGTATTGCTTTATAGTTTCAACTGTTTCAGATAACCATGTATCTAAATCAGTATCGTAAAATTTCATCGGTTTTTCATCAGGCGCAGCAATAAGAATCTTCTTTCCTTTTTTATTCCACGGTACAAACTTCTTGCCAAATCCTTCAAATCTTGCCGATGGGCGTTCAATAATTTTGTTGTGTTGCAAATTGTTTTTAACAATTCTATGCCAAAACTTCCAACCATTAGGATTGCTTTTAGTAATTTCATTACCAAAATATCCAGTGTCCATATAGTAAAAGTCTCTAGCATCTTCCATACAACGATGCATCCATTTCTTTTTTAAGATACCACGTAGCACAATTGGATTTTCCGAGTCGTCATAATCAAAGGTATTAGAATCTACCACACTTGAATTGCAACCTCTAGCAAAACGATTGATGTAGGGATCTTTATTTCCCTTGCTTATGAAGATCCAATCAGTCACGTCTTTCAATATCCTCTTCGATACAAGATTCACCATATTGAACTTCTAGTATATGTGTTAATTCGTTTGTGGGGTTACTTGCTTTGTGCCAAGTGCCTACTGCAATATCATACCCTCGTTGCAAGGGTAAAAGTTCTACACTATTACTAATGTCATTCCATTGAGTATCTATTTTAACTTTGCCTTTTAGTACATACCAATGTTCTGATCTTTTAAAATGTCTTTGATCAGAAAGAGATGCACCTGGCTCAATTACTAGTTCTTTAATTTTAAAATTATTTTCTGGTTGATGATCTAGTACTCTATACCAACCCCATTTGCGTGTTGTTTTAGGTGTTTTCCATTCTCCTAAAATCCAACTGCTTGAATTCTTTTTGTCTGTCCCACCAACGCCAAATTCAAATTCTACTCTATCGTTGTTGGAAAATTTTTCTACTTCTGGTGAATTGCCTTCACCTCTGTCGCCGCCATTAGCAAACACTATTCTGTCATGCATTGTTTCAGATGTTCTAAGTGCTACGTCTATCGCACCACATGCAGATCCTTCCTCATCATCTTTAAATGTAATAACATTGTCTACTACAGCAAGTTCTTTAATAATAGCAATTCTTTCTTGGACGGGCATAAACGGCATACCCTTTTTGTTCGTTAACCACTCGTCGCTGTTAACGCCAACCCATAACTCGTTTCCAAGTTCTTTAGCTGCTTTGAAATAGGCAATATGCCCGGAGTGTAGCGGATCAAATCCGCCTGTGACTAGTACGATTCTTTTCATACTAGTATTTATATGCGCAGTTTATCTCAGTAAAATTATATGGATGCGTCATCTAGCCCAGCTGTTCTGAGCTTAACAATGTTTGAAAGTTGCCATTGTTTAATGTCTAAGCCTTTAATAATGCCTAGCCACTTATTGCGTAATAGTGCAAAATCGTTGATAATTTTCTCAAAATCAACAACATCGGCTTCGCCGTCTACAAATTTATCAGCATCTCGTGAGCTAAGTTGACGCTGATAGTTTTCAACATATTTTCTAAAATGTTGACTTCGTAAACGGCGAAGTTCGATATTTAAGTATTCGAGTATTGCTTCGATCTCTTGTAACTGGCCGAATCTAGTTTCTACAATGCCTGGCATTCTAGCTGCCGCCTGCTCAATACTACCATGAACGTTTGTTTCTTTTTTTGCTAAAAGAATTTCACCCTCATAGTACTGCACTGCGGCAGGAATGTTCGAAATATCTTTAGAAACTCTATCGTACCAATTCATTTAATCCTCGTCATCCCAAACTGCATCTTCAACATCTTCATCATATGCTTCACTGTCGTCTTCGTCAGTGGCATACTCGATAGCAGTATCTAAAAATGTATCAACGCCAAAAAGCTCGTTGATAGTAACTTCAGATACTCCATGATCTACAAGAGTAGTAATAAAAGTTTTTGCTACTTCCTGTTTATCTTTATCAGGTATATGTTCTGATACAGCGTTCCAAATATCAGCAATTAGGTCAGATCCCATAAGCTATAATCTCCATTATTCAGTTGGTTGTTCTTCCAGCTCAAACTCAACGTTATCTACAATTGGTTCAACCTGTACAGGTGTATTTATAATATCATTCATAACCACATCAAGTTTTTCTCCAACCCATTGCTTACGATACTCTAGCATAACTTCGCCTGTTAGTGGGCTAGTATACTCAAGTCTATTACCTGATTTCTTAAGAAGACCTTTTGCTTCAAACAACTCAACAAGTCCTGAATAAGGATTCATACCTGTTTCATACGGAATCTTAACTTGAACACTTTCAAACGGTTTTGCGTAACGTGTTTTCATTACTTTACACGCTGCTCTAATACCTTGTACAGTAGTAGTTTTATTTCCGTCTTCGTCTTCTTTAAGTTTAAGTTTCTTCATAGCAACTACAATACTAGATGCATATACAAACCCTTGTCCGCCACTGATCTTATCATCAGGGTCAAACATGTCTTGTGATGCATAAGTGTGGTTAGTACACACCATACCTACATTGTAACTACCAATCATGTTAACTGTGTTACGAACAAGTGAAGTCAATGCCTTAGGCTTACGACCCATATCACCTTTCATATTACCAGCTTGAAATTGATCAACATCAGTAGGTGTTAGTAACATACCTAAGCTATCAATTACAATTAACACTTTAGGACGTTCTTCTTCTGGCATTTCTTTGTATTCTTTCATGAACTCAGATACTGTTTTAGCAACATCATCAATCATGGACATGTTTAGTTTAAGAAGTGCTTCTTCTGAAGTGTCTACACCTAATGCATGTAACCATGCTTCGTCAAGTGCGTTTTCTGAATCAATTAGTACTACAAAGATACCTTGTTCTTGAGCAGACTTTACAATGTTTGCTGAACAAAAATAACTCTTACCACTACCCGATTCTCCGGCAAACACTGTTACTTTACCTAGCGGAACTCCTTTATTAAAGTCTCCACTAACAAGATAGTTCAGTGCAAAGTTGCCTGTGCTAACCCAATCAGTTGGGTCGTTAAAGCCAATGCCAAGACCAGAAATGCTCTTAGTAATTGTCTTTCTAAATTTACTTACGTCAAATGCTTTCGCCATATATATTTCCTCTCGTTAGATTAAAGTAATAGTGCGGGATAGTCGAATGTAAATATCCCGCACGTATTAAATTAGCTGTTGCCGTTTCTGCTTCTAATCATTGCAAGAATATCTTGCGCTCTATTAGCACCGTCATCTGCAGGTGCCGCTTCTGCTGTTGCAGGTGCTGCCTCTGGTGTTGGTGTTGGAGCAGGTGCTGCCTCTGCTACTGGAGCAGGTGCCGCCGCTGGCGCAGGTGTTGATGCTGTAGGTGGTGTATATTTTTTGTTAGGATCACCAGTGTTCTGACTCATGCCAGCTGGCTTAAAGTATTGACCCCAACGATCCATATCGTATGCTTCACCGTCTACTGACGCTTCAAACATCTCTTTCATTACCTTCAGTTCAACTTCGCCTGGTTTCTTTGGAAGGAAATCTGACATGTTAAACAACCCGTGTGTATCAATAGCTGCCTTTTCAACATCTTCTAATGCACGTTCTTTACGTGACCAGTTTGATGTAGAATAGTCTGCATAGCCACCTTTAGAAGTTTTCTTAATTCTAAAGTCAACGCCACGCATATAGTCTGTTGGCAGTTCTTCTAACTCAGGATCCATTAATGCACCTTTAATGATCTGGAAGATCTGTGGGCCAATAATAAATCTACGGATTGGGTTTTCCGGAGTCTTGTCTTCGTTTAACGGGTCTTCAACTACAAAACCTTGGAATACATATGAACGTTTTTTCCAATACTTACGTCCCATATCTTCTAATGATTTGTCTTTGAACCATGGACGAACTTCTGTTAAGATCGGACACGGTGTACCATCGTTGTACATTTCCATACACGGAACTTGTACAATAACCTGACGTGAGTCAGATTCGCCTTTTACTCCAGCAAACGGAAGTTTAATCATAGCACGTTCTGCCCAAAAGAACGTGTTAGAATTGTCAGCGTCAGGTAGGAATCGTAATACCGATTCTTTGCCTTCTGCCATATTCCAATGTGGGTAAATTGCGTTGTCGCCGCCAGTGTTTCCACCGGATGCTTTGTTTGCGCCTTCTTGAAGTTTAGCGCGGATTTCTGCGAGTGATGCCATTTTATAATGCCTCCTATAGCCTTTATGGTTATCTTACTTTGTTTATGCCTTAATGCACATATACTATTATGCACTCATATATTTATCTTGTCAACAGTTAATTTGTACAAAAGTGAATCAGTTTAGCCAAAAAGAAAGGAGACAAAAGCCTCCTTCCTAATTACTGCATTGTTACTTGTTTAATACATACATTGTTACTTCAAACCCAAAACGCATTTCTGTATATTCTGGTTTTGTCCACATAACTTGTACTCCTTAATTAAGTTTAAAAATTGTACTGCACTAGTATTTAAACATATTTTAGAGCAGAAGTCATACGTAAAATCATTAAATGTATATGTTGATTGAACGTAGCCATAAGCGTTTTAATATCTGCTTACGTCTATGGTCTCGAACTGCTATCTTCCAGCAATATTGGTTCCATAGTTCCATAACACCCTCCTTTTTAAAGTTAGGTGCGTTCCTTCGCGTTATGCTACTTCCGTCCTTGATAGGATGAACGT